GAACGCGGCGAACTCAGGCCTGTTCGGCGGCAAGATCGGGAAGATCGATGAGGGCGCGGCGCGCTCGCTCATGCGCTTCAACGACATGCGCGGCCTGACCGACAGCAAGGAAGACTTCATGCGTGGTTTGAACCTCGCGCAGCGCATGGTCACCGGCTCCGGCGGTGCCCTGAACTTCCAGCAGCTCGAGCAGTTGGCCAAGCGCGGCGGTGCGGCCTTCAAGGGCCTCAGCGACGACGGCATCATGATGCTGGGCACGCTGGCGCAGGAGCAGGGCGGCGCGGCCACCGGTACCGCGCTCATGTCGTTCTATCAGAACCTGATTGCCGGCCGCACGACGAAGAAGACGATGGCCGCGCTGCACGAGGCGGGGCTGGTGAACATCGGCTCGGTGCTGCACGGCAACGTGGGCGGCAAGCCGTACCGCACGGTGGAGATCACCAGCGTCAAGGACGAGAAAATGCTGCGCGAGAACCCGGCGCAGTGGTTGATGACCTACGGCACCGAGGCGGCCAAGCGCTCGGGCGCGAAGACCGACTCGGAAATCATCTCGTTCATGAACAAGCTCGTGTCGAACCGCACCGGCTCGAACATGGCCGCGAACTTCACCACGCAGCAGATGCAGGCGATGCGCGACTTCAACCTGTCGAAGAACGCGATGGGAGCCGAGCAAACGGTGGGCGCCTGGAAGGGCTCTCTGGGCGGAAAAGAGGCCGACTTCATCGCCGCGTGGACCGACTTCAAGACGGAGTTCGGCACGAGTGCGCTGCCAGCGTTCTCGAACCTGCTGACCAACGCCACGGGAGCTTTGCGCAGCATTGCAGGCTTCATGGAATCGCCGTCATTGAAGGCCTTCGCCGAAGCCTACAAGAACCCCGGCAACTTCTACCGCGGGCTGCTCGGGCTCGACAAGAAAGAGGCGGGGGTGGCCGGCGCGGCCGGCGCACCAGCGGGGGGCTTCGCATCGAACGGCGGTGGTGCCGCCTTCGGCAACCCGCTCATTCGCGGCGCTGGGCCGCAGATGGTGCAGGTCGACGCGACCCTGAACCTCGACGGCAAGGCCATCGGCAAGGCGGTTTCCACCTACCAGGCCAAGGAGCTGGGCCGGCCGAACACCGGGCCGCGCACGGCTGATGGCCGCATGTCGCTGCGCGCATTCGATATCTCCACCGGAGGGTAACCATGGACACTGTGCTGCGACTCGGAGACTTCGAGTTTTCCAACCTCGAGATCCCCGAGAGCCTGGCGCTCGGCGGCGCGCAGCGGCTGGCGGTCCATCGCTTCCCGGGCGGGGCGAAGAACGTGCAGGCGATGGGGGCCGACCACGCGCCGCTCGAGTGGGGCGGCCTGTTCCTGGGAAGCACGGCGCTCGAGCGTGCGAAGTACCTTGACTTTCTGCGCGTGCAGGGCGCTCCTCTCGAGCTGACGTTCTTCGATAGCACCTACACGGTGGTGATCGAGCGCTTCAAGTTCGTGGTGGAACGCTACTACAAGGTCGGCTATTCGATCGGCCTCGAGGTGGTGTCCGATGACAGCCAGCCGGTCGAGACCATCGCGCCGTCGGGTTTTGACGCAGCCATCGATGCCGACTGCGACACGATGATGGGCCTGGGCGACCTGATCGGAGACAGCCCGCTGTCCGGCGCGCTGAGCACGCTGGATACGGCCGTGCGCAGTGTCGGCAGCTTTGCGAGCGCGACCAACGCCACGATTCAGTCGGTGCAGGGAGCTATCGGCGCGGTGGCCGCGCGCGTGACGACGCTGACGGCCTCGGTGACCAACACCATCGGCTCCGTGTCCTCGGTGGGGGGAGTTCTTCCAGGCGTGCCGCTGGTCCAGACGATCGGGTCCATGGCGGCGCAGGTCACCGCGACGACGCAGTACCCGATCCTCCAAAACCTGGGCAGTCTGGCAACGCGCATGTCGCGCAACGTGAGCATGGCGCAGCAAGGCGCTTCGGCCCGGCTCGTGCAGGTGGCTGGCGGCAACCTTTTTGATGTCGCGGCGCGCGAGTATGGCGACGCTACCCGGTGGATTGCCATCGCGCAGGCCTCGGGGCTGACCGACGCGGTGATCAGCGGCGTGAAGACGCTCCAGATTCCAGCGAATCCCATCGACTCAGGCGGAGTGCCAACGCAGTGAACAATCCTGAGCCGGTGTCCACCGGCACGCGGCCGCGCGGCGCGGTGTTCGCCAATGGCGAGCGCCTGCAAGGCGTCGTCGGCTTCGAGGTGGACAACAACACCTTCTACCAGGCCGACACTTTCCGGTTGACGCTCGCACTGAGCGCGCAGCCTGCAGATCGCGGCTGGGCGTGGTGGGCGGATCAGCGCGAGGTCGAGATCGAGCTGCTCGCGGGCTATCCGGAGACGCCAGATCGGTTCGCGCGTGAAGACCTGCAGTCGCTGCTGATCGGCTACGTGGATGACATCGAGTTCGACCCCATCGCCGACGAGATCGTCATGGCCGGCCGGGACCTCACCGCCCGCTTCATCGAAACCAAGACCGTCGAGAAGTACCAGAACCTGACGGCATCGCAGGTGGCAACGAAGCTGGCCCAGGCGCATGGACTGACGCCGGTGGTGACGGCCACGAAAGAGACGGTCGGCACCTTCTACCAGATCGACCACGCGGCGACGCAGGACGACCGGCCCGAATGGGATGTGCTCACCTACGTCGCACAGGCCAGCGGCTTTGTCGTCTACGTGAAGGGGCGAGAGCTCCACTTCGAACCGAAGCCCGATCCGTCGAAGGTGGAGCCCTACGTGCTGCGCTGGCAGCCGCCGGCGGAAAGCCAGTTCTCTCCGGTCTTCAACGGCATGCGGCTGACGTTCTCGCGCAACCTGACCGTCGCGCGCGACATCAAGGTCAGCGTGCGCAGCTACAACCAGAAGCAGAAGAAGGGCTTCACGGTGACGGCGGAGCGCAAGCGCATCAAGAACACGACCACCAGCAAGGTGGGTCGCTCGGGGCTGCCGCCGCAGCAGTACAGCTTCTTCTTCCCGAACATGACGCCAGACGAGGCGCAGAAGAAGGCCAACCAGCTGCTGAAGGACATCAGCGAGCACGAGGTGAACCTCACTGCTGACGTCCCGGGCGACACCGCGTTGAACCAGTCGACGATGCTGCGCGTCGAGGGGACAGGGACCGCGTTCGACCAGCTCTTCTACCCCGCCTCGGTGGTGCACAGCTTCGACTACGACACCGGGTACCGGACGCTCTTCCGCGCGAAGAACTCCAGCCCAGAAAGCACGGTGCAGGCATGAGAGATCTCGAGCAGGCGATGGCGGTGGCAGCGCAGCGCGCCGGCGACGCCAAGCAGGACACGCGGTGCGGCCTAGTGGATGCCTACGACCCGGACGCCTACAGCGTGAAGGTGCGCCTGCAGCCGGCCAACGTGCTGACGGGCTGGATTCCCATCGCCAGCTGCTTCGTGGGCAACCAGTGGGGCATGCAGGTCGGCCCGACCATTGGCGATGCGGTCGTGCTGCAGGCGCAGGAGGGTGGAGGCGATGCGGCCATCGTGGTGGGCTCGATGTTCAACGACGTCGAGCGGCCCATGAGCGTGCCGTCGGGCGAGCTGTGGATCAAGCACAAGTCGGGCAGTTTCCTGAAGTTCAAGAACAACGGGGATGTCGAGCTCAACACCGACCACGACCTGATCGCCACGGTGGGAAACGACCTGTCGGCGACGGTGTCCGGCAAGGCCACGATGAGCGTGGCCGGCACCGCGGACCTGACCGTCGGCGGCACGCTGACCAGTGTGGCGCCCCAGTGGAATCACACAGGGCCGGTCTTCATCAACGGCACGCTCGATGTGAAGCAGGTGATCCGAGGCACTGGAGGCTTCATCGTTTCCAACCTGTTCGGAACGCCAGGCGCGCCCGCGGCTTCTATCACCGGAAACATGACCGCGACTTCTGGATCGTTCATCGGCACTGGCTGGGACTTTGTGGCAGACGCGATCTCGCTCAAGCTTCACCGAACGACCGGCGTCACGGCAGGCGGTGCCATTTCCGGGATTCCGACTGTATGACCGACCTCTACCACTACATCGGCGACGACCTGAGCGTTTCGCCCACCGGCGACGTTCAGCAGGTCGAGGGGATCGACCAGACCAGCCAGCGGATCCTGCGCCGGCTGCTGACCAACCCCGGCGACTACATCTGGCACCCCGACTACGGCGCCGGCCTTGGCAAGAAGATCGGCACGCTGCTCGACATCCCAGCGCTTACAGGCCTCATCCGGTCGCAGATCTTCCTCGAGGCGTCCGTGGCCCGCTCGCCGGCACCGGTGATCGCGGTGCAGCCCATCGCCAACGGTCTGGCGGTGCGAATCCAGTACTACGACACCGACTCGGGCTTGCTGGCGAGTCTTGCCTTCGACGTGAACCGCTGAACGAGACACCATGGCACTCAACACCAAAACCTTCGCCACTATCGTCAGCGACCAGGTGACCGCGATCCAGGCCGCCTCGGCGCGCCTGATCGACACCACCATCGGTTCGATCATCCGCGCCGTTGCGGAGGCCAACGCGGCCGTGGTGCTGTGGCTGCAGGGCCTGATCGTCGCGCTGCTGGCCACCACGCGCGCGTCAACGTCGACCGGCACGGACCTTGATTCCTGGATGGCGGACTTCGGGGTGGGGCGGCTCCCGGCCGTGGCCGCGACGGGCAACGTGCTGTTCTCGCGCTTCACCGCGACGAATCCCGCGCAGATCCCTGTCGGCGCGCGGGTGCAGACCGGTGACGGCACGCAGGTGTTTGCCGTGGTAGCGGATACCACGAACCCGGCCTATGCCGACGGCTTCTACACCCTGGCCGCTGGCGTCTCGAGCCTGTCGGTGAAAGTGCAGGCGGTCACGGCCGGCGCAGGCAACAACGTGGTCATCGGAGCGATCAACACGCTGGCCACTGCGATCTCTGGCATCGACACGGTGACCAACCCTGCGGCCTTCACGAACGGCTCTAACGCCGAGACCGACGCGGCGCTGCGCGTGCGCTTCGTCGCCTTCGTGGCCAGCCTGTCCAAGGCGACGAAAGAGGCCGTCGGCTATGCCATCACCAGCCTCCAGATCGGCCTGACGTATTCCCTGGTGGAGAACCAGCAGTACAACGGCTCGACCGACTATGGCTTCTTCTACGTTGTCGTCGATGACGGCACCGGCACACCGGGCAGCACGCTGCTCAACACGGTGGCGAACGCGATCGACCGTGTGCGGCCGGTGACCTCGCGCTTCGCTGTGTACGCGCCTGTGGTGCAGAACGTGGTGGTCTCCATGACCGCGGCCATCGCGGCAGGCTGCGACGTGGCAGCCACCAAGCTGCTGGTGAAGGCGGCGGTGACGAACTACATCAACTCGCTGGCGCTGGGCCAGACGCTGGCGTGGTCCCGGCTGCTGCAGGTCGCCTACGACGCATCGCCGGGGGTGACGAACATCACCGGTCTGACGATCAACGGCGGCACGGCCGACATTGCGGCCACGCCGAAGCAGGTCGTCAAGGCCACAACCGTATCGGTGCTCTGATGGCGACAGGCGACCTCAACGACTTCCGCTCGCGGACCAAGGCGACGCTGCCACGGTGGTTCGCAGACACGAACCCCATCCTCGATGCGCTGCTGTCGGGCCTGGCTGCCGCGTGGGCATTCGTCTACACGCTGTACCTGTACGCGCAGCTGCAGACCCGGATCAAGACGGCGACCGAGGGCTGGCTCGACCTGATCGCCGGCGACTTCTTTGGAACGCGGATCGCACGGAAGGCAAACCAGACGGACGCCAGTTTCCGTGCGGTGATCATCGCCAACCTGTTTCGCGAGCGCGGCACCCGCGCGGCGGTCATTCAGGTCCTGACCGACCTGACAGGTCGCAAGCCCA